ACCAAAAAACAAGTAAACCAGTGCAAACAAGCTGCAATTAAAGAATGGGAGGGCTTGTGATCTATGCTTGCATCGCCCTAGTTCTGCGAATACTTAGCGGGAAACGCTAAACCCTCAGACCCTCTCAGGAGGGTTTTTTTACGTCTATGCTACTCAGGGAAATCCTCAGCCCTGAATTGCAGTTCCTGAGCGAACCAGAGGCGTTCTAGCATGATAGTTTGCAGGGCTTGTCGTGCTTCTATGGTCTTTTGAAATCGATCGCTCATTTCCTCGATTTCCTCTTTATTCCATAAAACTAGATTTTCTGCTTTTGATTCTAGGCGTTTACGTATGTAATCGGCACGTTCCTGAAGGGTAAAAAATGGCTTGTTGTCCAATGCTCGGTTGCAGTCTTTGCATGAGTTGGCAAGGTAAAACCCTATTTTTCTCTCTTTGAACCATTTAAGCTCTTTTGTGTCGCACCATGACAATGGCGGGCAATGATCTAATTCTGACCATTTATCACCACAATAAAAGCAACCAGCCCGACCACTCCAATGGCGTTCATACCTATGCCCATATAGTTTGAGCAGTTCATTTCTATGTGCTTTTGAAGTGCGTTTAATTGCCATTTAAGGCATTTTACCCGATTACCCCTCGGACAAGCCCTTAAAAACGTCTAGAAAGGGCTTTTATGGCCTTTGGTGGGCATTTCTTCGCACAATCTTCGGATCGTTTCATTCAGTGCGTCTATTTCATCCATTTTATTGATAGCCCATGCACGTTTTTGCCCATGCCATCCCATTACTGGATTGCGGTGGCAATCTACACACAAAGCGATGCAGGTATATTGCAGCCCTTGTTTGTAATGATGCGCCTCGCTTGGCCCTGATGCTTGGCAAACGCTACAAGGTAGGTTTTTAACCCTTGCTAGGTGTAGCCTTTCCCTTGCGCTTAGTTTGTTGTTCATTGGGTGTTTTTTATTTCATGCCTAGCACTGTATTGCTCGGTTCTATACACCTCAATGCGGGTTTGTGCTGCTTTCATTAGCCAACGATAACGCTCTTCTAATTCCACTGCTTCCCTGATTCCTTCAAGTATTTCGATGTAGTCAGGGTGAGCATAGGCATAGGTTTCCTGCTTTCCAAGCACCTCAGTTCCCGCTTGTGACATGAGCTGGGCTTTGCGGCTTTTCCTGAATTCTTCTAAGTACATCCTAGTGGCCTTAGCCTTGCTGTAAAGGGGTGCAGTGTCAATCAGGAATTGGATTGCTTTGGTTGGTTCGTTCATGCTTGTTTCCTTGCTCGAATTGCCATAGCCGCCAATTTAGTTACATCAGAAGCAAATTCAGGATGGTATGCCAGTACATCACACACTTTTGCACAGGCTTCACGTTCTTGTTCTGCTATTAGCTTTGCAAAGCGCACAAGCCCATCTTCATCAAACTTCAGGCCGCTTACAGTGTGTTCTATTGCCAATTTAACAATGTCGTCTTTGGTCATACATCCTCCAGCTTGTAGTTCAGTTTGTGATGCTGAAAACGCATTGCCGCCTCGCACTCCATCTCTTTGAATTGTTCATCAGAAAATAGCCCGATGACATTGCGACCCTCAAACCAAACCTCACGAATTGACTCGTTAAAGGTTGAATCTTGGTCTTGCTCATACTCGTAAACTACTGTCACCACTTCGCTACCCGCACCTACTGTTGTGTCAAATTCCCATGTATTCATAATTTCACTCCTGTTAAAAATTAAATGTTATCAAATTGTTTGCGTAATACCATAGGGATTTACCCTAATGTCTGAATCATTCTTAAAGCGGCTTCAGGGTTGTCAATTCTGCACAATGTACTTCCTGACCAATTCTCAAAAAAGTCTGTTTGTAGCTTGGTAAACTTCTTTTTAGAGTTTGTTTTGATCTCTACCAAAAAGGTATGATTTTTATACCCTACCAATAAATCAACTGGCAGACCAATAATCCAAACGTAAGCACCTGCGGATCGCAAAGCACTCACTATTTGGTCTTGATTTGCATCTACCCTTGCGGCATATCTCATAAAAGTGTCCCATCTTTGATTCGGTTCATGTATTCCCTTATGCGATCTCTTGCGCCAGTGCCATAGATTCTTTCAGCTCTCTCAAGTCTGGCACGAACAAAATCTCTATCCTTTTTTGTCTCCCAAGTGCGATAGAGTTCCCTTGCTTCTGCTTGCTCCAAAATAACTCTGTCTCCTGCATTAGAAATGTTTTTTCTGCTGTATACCATTGGTGTATACCCTACTCATCCAAGTCGCCAGTTAGGATTAACGCTTCACAAATGAGGCGTAAAGGGATCGGAACACCCTCTTTTACTCTGTCTAGCAGTCTCATGGCTTCAAAATAGTTCATGCGAAATCCAATGATTTTTGGGCGGTGCGCTTCTTTTGAAGTTTCCCATACTCAGGGTTTAACTCGCAACCAAGATATTGCCGACCAAGGTCTTGGGCTACTTGTGCAGTAGTTCCGCTTCCCATGAAAGGATCAAGAACAATTCCCCCAACTGGTGCGCCAGCAAGTATGCAAGGCTCAATCAGTTCTGTTGGGAAAACCGCAAAGTGCGCCCCTGAATAGGGTTTTGTGTTTACAGTCCAAACACTTCGTTTGTTTGCCATTTCATAAGACTTATCTAAACCACTGTGAGGTTGCAATCCAGTACCCTCATTGTGATATTTTCCATTCTTTCTATCTCTTGTTCCCCAATCTTCTTTTACAGGCTCTTTGATCGCAACATGGTCAAAATGATATTTATGGGATTTGCTCAACAAGAAAATGTATTCGTGTGCTTTTGTGCAACGATCTTGAACAGACTCAGGCATTGGATTAGGTTTACTCCAAACAATGTCCTGACGCAAATACCATCCATCTGCCCTTAAAGCAAATGCAAGCATCCAAGGTATTCCAATCAGGTCTTTTGTTTTCAAACCAGTAGCGTGTAACTTGTCCAGCTTCCTGTCATTGGCTGGCATATTGTTTCTGCCCTCACGCTGATATTCTGGGCTTGCTCTGGCAAAACCATTGCTGTTGCAATAACTGTCTCCAATGTTGACCCATAGAGTGCCATCATCTTCAAGGACATCCCAAACACATCTGAACACTTCAACCATGCTACTTATGTAGTCAGCAGGGGTATCTTCTAAGCCTAATTGGTCATCAATTCGTTTAGCACCACAAAGGTGGCAGTTTGAGGATGATCCTCCTCTGTGGCCTACCTCTGGTCGCAGAACACTTGTTCCTCGCTTGGGATCATTCCACTTGGTAGGCATTGAAATGGAATGTTCGCAGTTTGGATCACCGCCTTCCCATTTGGCAGTCCCATAATCTCGCAACCCGTAGTAGGGTGGGCTTGTTATGCAAGTTTGAGCCTTAACGCCTTGTGATGCCCATTTACGCATAATTTCACGGCAATCACCAAATTCAATCTTATTCATGCTTTTCTCCTAATTAAATTAAATACAGCAAGTTCTTCAGGTGTTGGTGGACGAGTTTTTTTCTCAACCTCTTTAATCTTTAAAAGCGCAGGGTCAGGCTCATTTGATGGAGGAACTGTGACCCTACCAATGTCAGCAGGATTTTGTTTAGGTGCGTAAGTATTTCTAACCCAATTACGCCAAGTTGCATCCCAATCCAACTTCACACCTTTTTGACCAGATTGAGCAATCCAATGATCTTTGAAGTTATCAAATGTTTTTTGTGGGTTTAGTTCTGGTCTGTGGTCAACACAAAACTTTTCCCATTCTTTTGACAAACAAGAATCTTGAGGGAGGCGTGAGCCTCTCTTGTTCTTATCTATTGGTTTATGGTTATTGGTTATTGGTTCTTGGTTAGGGTTATGTCTTGAAACCGTTTGGGTTTCTTGTGGGTTAGCATTTGGGTTTGATTTGGGTCTTCCACCAAGTTTTCCAACCTCACGGTTTCGTTCTGCTTTGGCTTGATAGTCAGCAATTGCTTTGTCGCAACGTTTGTGAAACCAACAATCATTCTCCATGTCAAACATAAAGAATTCTTCAAGTACTGTTTGAACAGCATTTTCTTGATTAGACATTCTTATCCGTCTGGCAACCTCGTGGGTTTTGTTTGGGATAGGTTTTTCGCTTGTGTAATACAAGTCAAGTAAGCGTCTAAATGCCAAGTCCTCATAGGCTGACAAGTGCGCTGTGTCGTGAATGTAGTCACTCACATGAAAAGAGTAGTAGTGCATTTCTGCATCCTCGCAAACCCTCCAGAAAGAAACAGTCGGCAGGCGGGAGGTTCGCTTTTTGGTTGGGAGATCAGGCCCAACCTAGCCGTGTTTCAAAACATTGTAAACTTAAAAAAGCCTACTGTATAGTTAAATGAATTGATTATTTGTAATTGTTTTCGTAAAGTCTGGATTGGCCTTGTAAAGCCTACGAGCTTGGGCGTTCATCACTCGATACTCAGCAGGGGTGAAGATACCCTTAGCGTTACGAATATCAAATGGGTTTAGCTTGCAACGAGTCTCCTCGTCATCCTTCTTAGGCTTGTATTCGATCAGGTCATCATCCAAGGTGTACTGAGCTACCCAATGGCGACCAACTTTGATGATCTCTGTGGACAATTTACCTTGATGACGTAGTTTCTTTGCTGTGGATAGAACTGTGGCTTGTGGCATACCAGTTAGGTTTGCTACCTCATGTGAGGTCAATGGGCCATTCTGGAGGGCTTTGATTACTTGTGCTTGGGTCATAAAATCATTAACTTGTGTAGTTCTTCTCGTTCTTCGTGAGTCATTAAAAAATAGTGGTGTTGCGCTTTATCTTTGTACCAATGGTAGAAAATCAAGTGAAACAAAGAATCGTTCATTGACACATTCTCTGCTGCAAATCCCAAATGTTGCATCATCAGAGATTTGTAAGTGAAGTAGTGGTAGAGCCTTTTCATTTGAACCACTCTGGTCTGAGTTCTTTAAGTTGGTAAAGGCGTAAAGGAGGGATTGTCTTCCATTGAAAAACAGCCGTCCTATGTATGTCAAAGATACGAGCAAGCGCACTTTGTGAGCCAGCAAGGTTAATAGCAGTTTGTTTATCCATCTAAACAGTATAGCAAAGAAAATATTTGTTGTTTTTAGGGTAAACACTTACTAAAACTTGTTGAATATCGTTCAGAAAACTATACAATCACCATCAGCCCAAGCAAATCGCAAGGGTCTTTAAGGAGAACCAAATGAAAAGCAAGATTATTCAAACCTATTGAGTGGACATTGGCAGTCATCATCTTTGGTGGTTGGGGCGTACTCTTGGCGTACAGAGGGTAAGCATGAACTCAGAACAATAAGACGCAAAGCACGACAGCTTTACAACAACAAGCTAGTCCCTACAGAAGTCAACCAACACAATCAGCGCAAGTGGGTTAGGTCAGTTCTAAAACTTGGTGACAAGTGGTTGTTAGCAAAGCAAGTAGGACGCATCCAATGATTACCAGACAAGACGCAATCAAGGATTTATCGCATGGTGACTACTGCTGTTACTGTACTGAGCCTAAAACATCTGGCTCATGCTGCGGAGAAAATCACTTCGTACCTTTCGGGGATTTATACGAGGAAGACCAAGAAGCAATGATTGAAGAATATTTAAGTGAAGGAAATTAAAATGGTACATAAGAAGTTAATGAACGCTCGGATGGCTTTGCAATCTATGCAGCTAAAGAAGTCAGGACACAACAAGTTCGCGGGCTACCAATATTTTGAATTGGGCGACTTTCTGCCTCAGATCAATGAGATTTTCCATAGCCTAGGATTGTGTGGAGTTATCTCCTACACCAAGGACTATGCAGACCTCACAATCACCGATGTTGATGATGGCACTTGCATTGTTGTTACATCACCAATGGTTGAGGCTAACCTTAAGGGCGCACACGCCATCCAGAATCTTGGTGCTGTAGAAACATATCAGCGTAGGTATCTTTGGATGACAGCAATGGAAATCGTTGAGCATGACGCTCTGGATTCTTCTGCACCGATCAAAGAGGAAAAGGTCATCATCACGCCTACACAAGGCATAGCAGATACGCTACCACCAGAGGAGATGGAATATCTCAGGGAGTTAGCAATGGAACTCATGGCCCTTGATGGAAAACAAGGTCTTGAGAAAATGGAAGCAGAAAACCTAGAAGCAGACCAAAAGGTAGCTTTGTGGGGACTACTGCCAAGCAAAGTAAGAGCAGCAATTAAGAAAGCGAAAGAATAATGGAATACGACAACAACAATCGAGGTAGCCTTTTCAAGAACGATCGTAAAGACGATGCTAAGTTTCCTGATTATAAAGGCAGTATCAATGTAGATGGTACAGACTACTGGCTATCTGCTTGGATTAAGATCAGCAAGGACGGAAATAAATTCATGTCTTTGTCTGTCAAGAACAAAAACGCAGACGCTTCTTTGAACAAGCCTAAAAAAGCTAAACAAGAAGAATTTGACGATTCTGATTTGCCGTTTTAAGTTAATAGGGGGAAAGCGGACAGCAATGTCGGACGAACGCTAGTACCCCGCCTCAAGGAGAAAATAATGGATATGAAAAGCGCTTTTGAGAAAATTTTTAAGATGCCTGACTTCCCAAGAGTGAGGGCAACAGACCCAATCACTTCTTTTGAAGCAGCAGAGGCTATTAAACCAGTAGCATCAGACCACCACAGAATCATCCTAGAGTGCTTACTAGAGCATGGTGCTTTGGGCAAGGATGGTATCTCAGCAAGAACCAAGCTAGATGGCAATCAAGTAGCTAGACGCTTGAGTGAAATGAAAACAATTGGATTGATTGAGTTGACAGGCAATACTGTTAAATCAAACTCTGGACGAAATGAAAGGGAATGGAATGTCGTACGCTGATATTGAAATTAAAATCATTCAATGGTCTGAAGCTAGGAAAATTATTCCTAATAGCAATCCAGAGACTCAGCTTCTCAAAGCTATGTCTGAGCTTGGTGAACTAGCAGACGCTACCATCAAGAAAGATAAAGATGGCATCGTAGATGGTGTTGGTGACGTAATGGTCTGTATGGTTAACTATTGTGCTTTACAAGACATTAACCTAGTTGACTGTATGCAAGTTGCATATGACGCCATAAAAAATAGACGAGGAACACTTTTGCCAAATGGCCTATTTGTGAAAGATTCAGCTTAACACCTCTAAGGCATGATTGATGTGCTTAATCCTGTCGTTAAGCCCAATCGTGCCGCCATTGATTCTCTTGGTCATCATGGTGAAGTCACGAGTATCAGCGTACTGATTTAACTTGTGAGTATTCCAGAACCACCCAGCAGTCATAGCAGCATACTTGGGTGTAGCCACTAGGTCTGGATTCATAACAAAATCCTCACCACAAGCCTGACCAGCATGAAAATAATTAGCATGACCAGTAAGTTGAATACACCCACGACCACGAAAGCGAAAACCATCTCCAGACGATTCATCTCTGTTTCCCATCCTTGAAGCATAGACTTTGTTGGCAATTTTCTTGGGATTCCTAGCGTACTCGTTAGCAATCTCAAGAGTTGGAAACCTAGACTTCCACAACTTCATCAGAGTTTCAGCACGATAGTTTAAGTTTTCTTCAAGGATTTTGAAGTTCCCACACTCATGCCCACATTGACCAATGAATGATGCTTGCTGTAGTGGAGTAAGAATGTTGAAACGCTGAAAAGTCTCGTTCAGCGCATCTACCCATTGTTCACCAATGTGAAGTTGTTTTAGTTGGTCAGGACTTACCATTTAACAAATCTCTCATCTGGTTATACGAGTCAACACAAGCATTTAACGCAGCAGTATTCTTATCGCCTTGGGCAACTATTTCTGCGATGGCATCGATGGTTGCTCTTTCGGCATCAGAAGCTGTGTCAGTCGGTCTGTCAGGTTGACTGGTTGTTTCTGTATTTGTGGGGGCAATGGGGGCACTTGGGGAGGTTTGTACACTACTTGTGGGGCAGAGGCGCAACTTGCCAGCACGATTGGCCACAGCAAGAGCAGTAGTTTTTTTGTTGATAGCATCGTTAGCCTCCTGTAATTTCGCAGATTGTTGGTTTAGCTTCTCACTCATGTTTTGCTCTATCTGACGAGCCTCCTCATTCTTCTTGGCAATGGCTAATTTCATGTCGTTATCACGCTCTAGCCATCCATAGTGGTGTCCTACCTTGTAAGTACCAAACAAGGATATAAGAACACCAACGATTAACCAAGGCATAGGAATCATCAGTCAGCCTCTTTTCTAGCTTGTGCTAATTGCTCTCGTTCTTCATCGTCCTCTAGCAAATCTGGAGGAGTAGTTGGAGGAGGAGGAGGAGTCCAAGATTCATCTAGTTCTGGATTCTTCCAAACAGGCATTGCACCGAATGGTTGGCTAGGCAACCCATAAGCAGATTGAGGAGGTGCATAGGATTGATTAAAACCACCTTGTGAGCCATTAAAACCCATTGGTTGACACATTGGTTGCGTTGGAGGTTGACCCAAGGCTTTAGAAGCTGCACCAACAGCCCTTTTAGACATTACCCCACCAATACCACCTACGATCAGCAACACGATGTCGTTTAGCATTTTGGTGTAGGCTTGATCTATCGGGGCCATGCTCTTGATTGGTTGAGTCACAAATGTCACAGAGTACAAAAGTGCAATCACAATAAAGCACAGAATCAAAGTCACAATAATAACCACAAAGCCCCACACTCGGACTTCAATGGCTTCTGCTGTCAATGGCTCATTTTTCTGGTGTTGGCTGGACATCGTTTACTTTCTTCTCCAAGATTGGTGCTACCAGATATTCTGGACATTGCTGAGTAAATTGGCACTTTGGCTTCTGACATTCCTCTGCATGGAAGAAGTCTGGATTCTGGCACTTATAGCGGTATCTGTCTTCACAGCCTGTTAACAATAACAACAACAGTAAATATCTCATGCCATTACATCCACTTGTGAAGCCTTAACCCAATGAGTCTTTATCTCTTGGACTTTCTGTTGATGCTCTGCTTGTCTGTTCAATTCTGCAAGCCTTTGCATATTCTGTTGATGGATCACCCTGTGAGCCTCCCACAACATTTGAGCATTTTGTTGGTAAGTGTTTATTTTCATAACCCAATCTTTCCCAATAAAAGCGCCACGATTCTGTTTGATAAGTCATCAGGTAGGAATCTTAAGAAACCAAGAAACCAAATGCCGCCCACCCATAGCACATGATCTTGCAAAACAAATCAAATTGTTTCTGGTACTCATTCATCTGCCACACTTGGTCTTAGCGCACATATCTGAAATCTCAGACACACCAATAAAGATAGCAAACACCAAAGCAACAACAACTAATCCTGCAATCAGGTAAGTCATTTGTTCTTCTGCTTCTTCTTTCTCACGCTTTTCTTGCTCTCTTAACTTTCGCATCTCTTTAGCATCATCAGCATCCATTTGTGCTTGACGCTCTTTGATCTTGTTCCAGACATCAATCTTGCCTGTCTGCATAAAAAGCATCTTGAGTTCTTCCTCAAACGCTCTAGCTTGCTCAATAGCCATCTCAATTTGAAGTGCCTCACCCATGTTTGAGCTTTTTTTACCGCCTTTCTTGGCTTCAATCAAAGCCCTAGTAGCGTTACTCTTGGCATCAAACATCTTGCCAATCATGGGGGCAAGACCGCTTAGATCATTGGCTACCTTACTAGCCTTCTTGACCATTGAAATAGCACTCTGTAGACCATTGAGTGCGGCTATTGGGTCTAAGGGTATCATTTCTTCTCTACCTTTTTCCATTCAATACAGTAGACCTTTCGGTTGTACACATCGCCAACCCAAATCCACTTAACACATCTGTATTCAATAGATACAGCCAGTAAAAATTCTACAAGTACCATGCCCACACAACTGTGTAAACACACCACGCAACAGTCAAAAGAAGAAGGACTGCTGCAATAAATGCCTCAGTCCACTCTTTCATTTTTCTTGCTCGTCAGGTTTAGCGTTCTTCTGTGCAATCTTTAAGTGTTGATGCTTAAAGTAGATGTTTACCAATAAACCACATATAGCAATCACAACACCAGAGATAGCAGCAAACTCATTAGCCGTTAGACCAAAGATGACTGCAGCACTAGAGCCACCATAGGTAGCTGCTGATGCTATTTTTGTTGATACAGCTTCGTTTGTCATGGCTTCTCAGGGTAAGTTACAGTCCAAGGAAAGCCAGTCTGCGCTGTTACATCACGCAAGGCTTGACGATATGTAGCCCATACAGCTTTGTCAACAGGGGCATCCGCTACTTGTGTCCAATCACACTCAGCTAACTTAGCATCACGAGTTGCTCGAACACTCTTAGCCTGTTCAGCATCCTTAGAAGCCTTATAAGCTGCCTCATGTTCTGCTGCTGTGGTAGTTACACCATCCTCAACAGTATCGATAAAGGTAGGGCCTAACACATACTTTGTGTACCACTTACCATCAACTTGCTCAACACCTTGTGCTTGAGAGTATTGGTAAACAGTTCCACCAGTAGCTTGTGCGCCTTCAAAGACTACATCAGCACCTAAATTGTCTAAGACTTCAGTTGTTGTTGTCTCCCATGATGGGCCTCCATTGGCTTTTGTGTATGCACGAAATTCTGCTTCGTACATGACTTGTCCATTTGATCGTAAACGAATCTGCATATTAAACTCCTCGATATTTGTAATAACTTGAAACAGTAGCTCCACACTCTCTTATTGCGTGCAAAGCAGTACAGCCTGTTTCATTAACCATCTTGATAGCATCCAATGCCTTTTGCTTTGGTACATCACGCCATTTGGTCAAGTTAATGTCTTTAAAGGACAAGCCAAAGTCAGGCAAATATTTAGTCAAGGCTCTGCGTGATACACCAATTGACTTCAACTCGTACAAAGCCGCATCACCAACAACCATAAACAAACGCACAAACTCTGCAACACGCTGTTTAGATGCTTCCTCTTGAACACTCTTGGGCATTGTCAAGCCACGTAGTTGCTCCCACTCAGGGGTGTAATCAAGCAAAGTGTTTGTACCTACTTCATATTTCTTTGCAAGCACTCTCAGTGAAGCACCAGCGTATCGCTCATCAAGAATATCAAAGATATATTTGCGTGTGCCGTTCTTAATGGCCTCAGAGATTTTTGCGGCAGATTCAGGTGTATGCGGTTTCCAAATCTTAGGGCCGCCAAATGTTTCAAAGTGGCAGTTGTACAGGTAGTCTTTGTTGCAATCAAAAGCCTTAAACCACTCAGCTTCTTTGTTGCAAATTACTTCAGATTCTGCTGAATCAACCACTTTGAACTCAAACGCAGTCTCTCCATGTTTATCAAATGAATACTGTAAGCGTGGATTTTTATGAACACCTCTACGTAATTCTGAAAAGTGAGCACGTTTACGAGAGGCAGGGTTATTAGTCCTGCCAATGTAAAACTTGCCAGTTACGTTGTTTTCAATAACGTATATAAATTCCATTACGCAATCGCCCATACTAAGTACGATACGCCACTAGCATTTAGACTGCAAGTCGCTTCTTGGTTAACAATAAAACCACTAGACGCAGTATCAATTGCATCAGCAGAAGTAACCTCTGCCGCTGTTGAGTTCAATTGTAATGCTGGATCACTATTTGTAACAATTCCACGTGCTGAATCAAAAGTCCACCACGAACCTGACGTACTTGTTGCTTTAATACATACAAAACGTGCTCCGCCAGCGAATCCGCAGTTAATAGTACGTCCTGTTGTGCCGTCTCCTACATAAGAATTTATGTATTGAACACCTGCACAAGTAGCAAATAGGTAGGCAACATAGGTAACACCCGAATCGTTGTTAGACCCTGCCCCCGTGCTGAAAACCGAAGCAGTCGGAGCTGTGTTGTTCCAATAACCAAAACCTAATGCTGCATCGCTTAAATTTAATTGAAGGGCATTGCTTGCGCCTAAAGATGCTGCGTATGTGTACCAACCACCAGTAGTGCTGCGATTTTTCATAATCATCAATTCAGGTACTGCACCTAAATTATGCGTAACAGTTCTTGCACTTCCCGTCCCTGTATAGCAAACCTCATCAAAGAAGCTAGGGGCTCGTTGGAAGTTCCACCACGCTATGGTTTCGTTGTTGTTGTAAACATTATTTCTGTAGCCAGTGTTGTTGTCGAAACCTAAGCCATAAGCTCTTGAGGAC